TAGTATATCGCTGTTGATTACAGTTATTTTAGTTTCAATATCAAGAGCTGCGTTCAGTTTCTGTTGCGTTTCTTCATATTTTTCAAAAAGTATTTGTAGTCCCGACGTAATTTCATTGATCTCGTCAGTTTTTTTACTAATGGTTTCACAACGAAAATCAGAATCAATGAGCTGTTTACAAGTAGGGCAGTTATCATGCTTTTCAAAAAACTTAATCTCCTTAGAGTGTGTTTCCATCTTAGCTTCTAGCTGCGCTTTTAGAGTGTTCAGTTTTTTTAATTTACTGGAAAAAGGCTCTGTGTTTTCCCTACGATATTTGAGGGCTTGAATGCTACGTTCAAGAGCAAGTTTTTCTTCGCCGGATTTAGTGATTTGATTTTGAAGATGAACAACAGTTTCTCTTTTGTCCTTGACGAACTGTTCGTTCTTGTTTTGCAATTCTTTCAAATGGTCTTTGACCAACTTGATCTTGGCATTGATCAGTTTTTTCTCAGTTTCATTTTCTTGAATATCGATGTTATTTTGCTGAACCTTTTCTTTCAGCAGCGTATTCATGGTAGTAAATACCTGAAGGTCCAATAAATCTTCGATGATAGCGCGACGCTGAGCAGCAGGTAACTGCATAAAAGGAACGAAAGAGGCAGTACCTAAAATGACTACTTGACAGAAAGACTTGTAGTTGATTTTGATAATATGCTTTTCAAGATGTTCCTGATAATCTTTCATTTCGGCCGACTGATTTAATAGCGAGCCGTTGCAATACACTTCAAAAACAGAAGGCTTGAGCCCACGAATAATTTTGTATCCATTCTGACCAATGGAAAATTCAATCTCAACCACAGCGTCTTTTCGTGTTATTGTATTGATAAGCTGTGGCTTGTTGATGTTTCTAAAAGACTTACCAAACAGAGCGAAAGTCAGCGCGTCAAGTATGGTGGATTTTCCGGCGCCATTTTCCCCAACAATCAACGTAGTCCCATCGGCGTTCAGGTCAATTTCTGTGAAAATGTTGCCTGTGGAAAGTATGTTTTTCCAGCGGAGTTTTCGAAAAATTATCATGACACCTCATCATTCAATAGTCAGAGCATTATTATAAAGGTCAACTATGGTCGCTTCAAGTTTCGCTCGATTTAAATTTGGCGCATTAACCTGCGCGATATGTTTTTTAAAAATATCCAACGTTGATTCTGCTTCATTGACAATGTCATCGTCTTCTTCTATATTCAGATTTAAATGATCTTCGACGATCTGCAGATCAAGCAGACCAACCTTGTCTAGTTTCTCGCAAAACATATCAAACCAATATGGATTTGTTTTGTTTTTCACGATCAGTTTAACCATCGTGTTTTTATAAAGTGTTGGGCTGAAATTCATGACCTGATCGATGTTTTTTCCATCATCATCATAAAACACCTTAGAGAACATTTTATATGGGTTTTCGTAAAATGTCAACTCTTTTGTTTCAAGGTCAAGGATATGAAACCCACGAGGATCATCATAATCAGACCAAGTAAACTCACCATGAGACCCAACATAACATATAGAACCATCAGTGGAACGGTGATGATAGTGCCCAGAAAGAGTAAGATCAAATCTCTCGAACGTCTTACGATTATCGCCATGCGTACTAACGCTCCCCCTGAACATCTCGAACCCTTCAATTTCCAAATGTCCCATGCAGATGGATGCGTTCGAGTTCTTGATCATATTATATGTATGCTCACGATTTTCAGCGCAAATCCAAGGAACAAGAAGAATCATGGTGTTACCGACAAGTACTTCTTGCGCTTTATGATACCATTCGACATTATTATTGACGTCGCCACATAATTCTTGTACAGCATTGACGCTATTCACATCTTTAAAGTAGCAATCATGATTGCCGAGAGTCAGAATTAAAGTGGCATGGGATTTCATCGGTTCAAGAAAATCTGTTCGAAGTCGTTTGGCTGTCTGTATGTTAATATACTTTCGGCGATCAACCAGGTCGCCCAGGTGAAACACGTGTTTGATATTTTGTTTAGTTAGTTCTGGGAAAAAAATATTGTCAAGAAATTTCTTAGTCATATCCATAAAGGCGATATTGTCATTACGAACGCCGTAGTGAGTATCACTTATGATAGCTACTCGCATATTATTTCCTTTTTCGAAAAACACTTTTTTTCTGAGCTAAGGCTTCTTCGCAAAATTTATAAATTGCCTCTACTCTCTGTTCGTAGTTGTTCTTGACATCGCTATTGATTTTGTCGTCAAGCATATATCGACAACAGTCAACAACTATTTGTGGTACTAAGTTTGTGTTCATCATTTGTATGATCCTCTTCTACGAATAATTCAAGACCTTTCGCAGCAAGTTTTTTCAATGGAGTATCCTTTACTCTTTCAAAACTTCTGATAATCTCGTCTGATAATTCGTTATTTTTTTGTTGAATTTGGCCGCCCATATCACCATAATGCATTCCATCAAATTCGCCGGACATGTTCTGCATGTTCTTGTGCTTGATGTATTGTTGTTTTTTTTCTTTAGCGATCCGACGAAGAAAAGCGTTCCATGCAATCATGGTAAAATATGAGAATGGGTTTTCTGATTTATCCGGATTGAAACCGTTTACCGATGCAATGCAGTTCTCAATAGCATCAGCAATCATTTCGTCTCTATATGTATATCCGATGAAGTTCGGTTTCGTCGAAAGTTTTTCACAGATCTTCATCAAGCAAATACCAATGTAATCAGGAACTATGGTATTTGGTTTTTCCTTCAGTTTTTCCCTATAATTTACTAAAGCTGCATAAAAATCTGGGTTATTGACATAGTGTTTTTTTACTCGCGGCGCCATAATATATCTCCATATTCAATTCAAGTCAACATTATATGTTTTATATTCAAACTTTTCTTCCTGATAAATTTTCACTCTTTCATAAAAATGCAGCAGGGTATGGTTCTTGTGTTTTTTCCAGGAGAGATCATCGGCGATGTCATAAAGAACAGCTGTGTCTTTAGAATCAGAAGTCCTGAGCACTCGACCGATAGACTGCAGATTTTTTACCCGTGATTTTGAAGGACTAGAAAATATAACATTATGCAGATTACGAATGTTAATGCCGGTGGAAAAAGTTCCCGAGCTAGCAACAATAATAGCATTTTTTTCTGTTTCAACGATTCTTCTAATTTCTTCACGATCTTCACCATCTACAGCCCCTGAAATAAAATATACTTTTCTATCTTCATCTTTTTTCTGAATCATATCCAACAGTACTTTGCCGTGTTTATCAACAAACTGAAACAGAAGTAGGGTGTTTCCCTTGAGTGATAAAGCGAGGTTACTGATGAATCTGTTTCTATTTTCATTTCTCACTATCCAATCAATTTCAGTTGGATAGTCAGCTGCTGACATAAGCTGTTTAATTTCTTCAGGGTACTTTAATAGTATAGCCTTAATTTTGAAATTAGCAAGATGTTTTTGCTCGATCAGCTCAGCAGTTGTGGTGATTTTCTTGACAGGACCGAAAAGCCCCTCAAGAACAAGCTTGTTTGTCTGTGTACCGTCCAGAGTGCCAGTAAGACCGAACCGATATTTGCATTGGTTCAGGTTAGCCATGATAGTAGTCAATGACTTGGCCTTGAACAAATGAGCTTCGTCGCCAATTACAACATCAAATTTCTTGAACCACTGTTTCGGCATCTTGTAGATTGACTGCCATGTAGAAATTGTTATCAGCTGGTCGGTTTCTTTTTCCATACCGGACATGATCTTATGAATGAGTTTAGACGGCATCCCATATTCTTCGAAATCAGAAGCTAGCTGATGAACCAATGAAGTAGTAGGAACTACGATAAGAGTCTTGGTCCTATACCAACAAGCCAACATGTAAATGACAAGAGACTTACCCGATCCTGTTGGCGAGAGCAGAACAGCTCTACGTTTTCTTACTGAGTGTACGAACGCGCTCAACTGATAATCTCTGGGAGCATATTTTGGATTAAGCTTCTTGACGAACTCTTCAGCCTCAACAAGCGAAAATTCAGTATCCCCTTCGATGCCCTCGTAGTCTACTTGATAGTCTCTCTTTTTACAGAAGTTCTCTAGATGCAGTTGAAGACCGGCATATAACAAGCCAGTCAACCTATTCACCAAACGGATTTTGCCGTCCCAGACTTTATTCTTATACGCAGGAGAGAACTTGGCTCCTGGTACTTCAAACGTGAAGTGTTCTGATATCTCAGTTAAAATCCCAGGGTCGCATACTATTCTGAAGTATGTCTCATCATGCTTGCATATTCTGACAACATCCATAAACTACCCACCTTGTTGAAATCTATAAAAATCAATTGCATTTTTAATTGCGTAACCACGGGAATGTAGAGTCTTGATAATGTCTGCCAGGAAATCTACCTTTTCCTGTTGCGTACCAATTTTCAGAGACAGTTCGATGATATCCTTATCCCCATCCATATATAGCGGAATATCAGCCTTCAGAATAAGGCCACGAGATGGCAGTTCCCATCCCTTTTCCTTTGTCTCTGGCGTATGAC